AGGGCAAGACGTTTCTGCTCTTCTAGTGCTATGACATCCTGGGCGTACTTCTGACGGACGAGCTCTTTCTGCTCCTCGGTGTACTCAGTCTTGGACAGCTCAAGCTCAAGTTGCTTATCGAGCATCTGGCGTTTCAACTCATACTCTTGCTCGAGATTGTCTTTCAAGAGGTCGAGCTTCATCTGTATGGTCTTCATTTCCTGCTCGACGTCTTTCTGTCTGCCTTGCAGTGAAATCTTATTGAGTTTGTCCTGATGCTGCTGTTCTATCGCCTCCATCTGGGCTGCATAAGCCTGATACAGCTCCGTCTCCTCTCCGTGGGCGTTCTTTTCTGCGTCTATCTTTGCCTGAAGAGAGGCGCGTTGTTTCTCAAAGCGTGCGTTTTCCAGTGCCGTCTCTTTCTCCACTCCCTCTTCCATGAGCGAGATAAGGGCTTCCTGAGCTTCTTTCGTGGCATTGACAATAGCTTCCTGCTCTTTCTTTACGGCTTCTACTGCTGCCTGTCTCTGCTGGTTCAGCTCACGTTTCTTCTGCATGAGCTTTGTGTCGGCTTCTATCACCCTTGCCTCTGCTTCTGCAAGTTTGTCGTTCATTTCAGCGTCGTTGGCTGTTCGTGCCGCCTCGAGCTGCAGAACACGAAGACTCTCCTCTGCAAGCTGTTTCTCTTTGGCTGCTTTTGCTGTCTCGAGGGCTATCGCTTTGTCGAGATACTTAAGACGTTCCTCCGAGGTGTACTTCTCTTTGTTGGACGCTTTCTCTCTGAGTTCGGCTATCTCCTTATCCATCTTCGCTGACTCTGTGACCCATGCCCTTTTGTCTTTGATGAGCTTGTTTTCAGCTTCAGCAAGAGCCACCGCTGCCGCCTGTGCCGCTTCCTGACCAGCTTTGAAGTTGTCTGCGAAGTGCCAGTCTGCACCGAACCAGTTGCCAATAGCCTGAAGTTTCTCCATAAGCCATGTGATGGCCTTTGTCAATCCCTCTACTGCTCCTTTGACAACCTTTACAATAATGCCTGCAAACGCCTCAAAACCACGTTTGACAGCATCTATAATCGGGTTCAGTGGTGCCAGTGCCTCTTTGAGTGCCATGGTAGCCTCTTCATTGCCTTTGAATGCGCTGATGACTGCCTTTACAACCGCCACTATTGCCGTGAGAAACAGTATGATGGGGTTTGCGTTGAGCATCTTCAGCGATTTGTCAAAGGTGTTCGACTGTACGCCTGCCTCTTTGAGTGCGCCTCCGGCATCTTGGAGGGCTGACTTGTAGTTACCGACGTTGCGCTGGTAGCGTTGGGTTTCTTCCTCTGCTTTTTTAAGCTCGTCTGTAACCTCGTTGATATGCTTCTGAAGCTCTTTGCCTCTGGCACCTTCACGCTCAGCCCTTGACAGGCTGTCGTATTCCTTGGTGGCATTGCTCAGCTCTGCACGCAGGGACTTAAGGCTGCCTACCTGCTCTTTGTCAAGCTTCAGCTGGTTCTGCACCACACGTGACAGTTCGCTGATCTGTCCCGAATACTGTTTTTCCTGTTCCTTGGTGGCTATGAGCTCCTCTCTCTTACGCTGCAGAACTTCAGCGTTGGCTGCTTCATCCTTTGATAGTTCTTTTATCTCGTTCTGAAGTTCCTTCTCGTGGTTTTTGAGGTCCTGATAGCTCTTCGAGAGGTCTGCCATTGTCTTGATTGCGCTGTTGGCGTCAACCTTGATTTCAAGAATTTTCTCTAAATTATCCATGTCTTACAATAATAAAAGTTTAACTTCCGATGTCTTTGTGTTGCTGCTCCAGCGTGCCGACATAATTGCGAAATAACGTCCGTATTTACGCAGATACACAGGCTTGGCGAAGTCAATAGTCTTGAGTTCGTATTCGTTAAGGACTATTCTTTCCGTGATAACCATCGGCTTGCGTATAGCATTCTGATATTCGCTGTAATTGCTGTTCAGTAATGCTGATGCCTCCATCCATGCAGGAAACGACAGCTTGGGGTTAATCCTGCCTTGTGAATCGTCGAATTCAACCTGTAACAACCTGTATTCTAACTCCGAGAACTTCACCTCGTTATCGCCAGTGTAGATGTACTGCTGTATCAGGCATGTCTCGTTGAATCCCGACACCTTGGTGGCCGCAAACGGAAACTCTATAAGTTTCTTCTCTTTTTCTAATGTCTCGTTGTCAACGTATAGATATCCTATGGAGTTGTGTTGCGCCATATCTTTGTCGTCTGGTCTGTAACCAAACGAGTTTTGTCTTGCAAATCCATTCAGTGTGAACCCTGTCTTATATGGTGATGGTTTATCTGTGTTAACAAGTCTGTGACTCCAGTCGTACACTACGCTATCATCAATGTTTTCTTTTAGCTTTGAAAAACTTACCAGTTCCAAATTGTTATTAGTGTTGATGATACAAAACAGTCCGAATATATGGCATACAGCCTTGATAAAGTCTATCTGGCTGATGTCTGGCAAGTTCTCTACAAGGTTGAACACTCCGTTACTTGGGTTGTAGGCGTTTGTTGTGGTTTGATACGTGCAAGTGAATGGGATCGAGGCCGTGGCTCCTGTGTATGATGAGCTCCAGTTTACCAATATTCCTGCATGGTTGAACTGGATCTGTTTGTTATTGACGTAATAATAGAATCTGAACACCAGTGAGCCGATAATCGGACGCGAACCGTCGGCGTTGATTGTTGGGATATCGAAATACACCAGCGGTGAGCCTGTGTTCCTTTGTGCTGATACTTCGCTGTACGTTCCGTTAGAGTTCGGATAATACATAATCATATCTCCTTCCTCATGGTTTGCAAAATAGTCGTAATACGTTGTCGTTCCGTTCAATATGGCTGGCACACCCTGCTCCCATTCCTGCAATCCTGAGACGTAAATTCTCTGATAGGTTCCATGCGCTATCGTGATGTTGCCTTCTCCAGCGTGTAAGAATCCGAACTCGTTCCACGTCGCCGGTGTGGTGTAACGTGTTGGCGAGAAGGCTATATCCGTAAGTCGTGGCGTTACATTATGGTAGAAGTCTGACTCGTTGAATCTGAGCGTGAAATATTGCTCCATGTCCTGAATCCATCCTATCTGCTGCATAGCGCCCGAATAAATGGTTGTATTCTGTGTGGTGTAATTTTTTGTGTTGTTCGATGTCAACAGCAGTCCAATGTCTTCCATTGCATTCAAGACTGTATATGGGACCGATATCGATATGCTGTTCTCTGCCATAATACGCTCCCATATCTCTCTCAGCGACACCCACGGATGGATGTTGCACAACTGAGTGTCTACTACGCCACAATCATAGCTGCCATAGAACATGGAGCGAATTGTGTTGTTATATTTCGACGGAAAATCATTTTGCCATATCGTTACACCTGCGTTGGCGGTCCAGTCGATGTACTCTATCATGCTGCCTCCGCCTATCTTCGTGTTATATGGGTTCAGGTCTCTCAATGACGGTTTGTTCGTGAGCCAATTGTTGAGGTTCTGCATCAGTCCGAACGTGATAACGAGCGAATAGCTGTCTTTGTCACTGTCTGTAATGTAACACAATGCGACCCCTGTCATGTTGAATCCATTGACGTACACGTGGCATTTAATCCTTTTGTATGTAGTTCCGCTCAGGTGTGAGGGTACTTTCGCCAAGTCTAACACCAGGTCATTGTTGACTGTGTGTGGCACACTGATGGTGTATGATGACGAACACGTTATTTTGTCAATATCCGATAATAGGTTTGATCGCCACTCCAGCGAAATTGTCTCGGTATTGTACAAGTCGAGTTTCCTGAACACATGGTTCTTTTCGTCAACCTCTATCTCTATGACTACATTGTTCCTCATAAAGACAATCCTCCTTCCTCTGGTAATGATAACGATATTATCATCTGTTTGTCTGTAAAATTCTTGTTGTGCTTCATTATGGTGACAAATCTTCCATCGTTGACTGTCACTCTTTGCCATCTGGTTGCCTCTTCCAAGTAGTCGCCGATCGCTCTTGTTTCTTCTTCGATATCCGTCTCGATGTCGTTTTCGTTTGTCTCGTTGTTTCTTGGAGTGGTGCTGATGCTATACGATACGAGCATGTCAACATACGGCGAAGTAATGATACTCTTCACCACCTCGTACTCGTCATTGTTTAACATGTCCGTAAACACTGTGAGTATATCTGCTTTCTTGAAGTCAGCAGGTGCTTCTGTATCAATTACTCCATAACTATTGTAACCGTCGTCGATGTAGGCTCTTTTAAACATTTCCTTGGATGTCTGTTGTGTAAGGTCATGTTTTCTGAATAGCCAATAGAATATCTCCCCATGCTTGCCTATCCAGCGCAGGTAGCATTTCTTGTCGAGGTCGAAGCCCTGCCTGTCGACTATCAAGTCAAGTGTGCTTACAACTGAGGTAAATGAGCCTTCATTGGTCGCCATGTCTATCTGTGCCGTAATCGTCTTTCCTGCCGAACTTGACAGCGATGATCCAAACAGACGTTTGGCATTCAGTCTCACCCTTGCCTTTGTCATGCTGGTTGTAACGTGTGGAAAAGCCTCAGTCTCTGGTGTCTCTCCAAGGTCTCCGATACTCCAGTTTCCATTGATGTTTTCAAAATCAAACGTGAATGGATAGTTTACAAACCATCTTAGGCGTCGTCTCCCAATCCACCATTTGTCGGTGGTGTCATTGGCTCCAGTGAGGAGTTCCAGCCAAAACGCCACTATTTGTGTTCCGCCATCATAGAAGCCACAAGTGAACCTTTTGCCATTCTCCAGTTGTGAGTCAATGTTCTGGTCAATGTTAAGCTCATTCTTAACGTCTCCCTTGGTGATCTGAAGCATCCTTGCTGCATCGTAAGTTGCTGTACCCTGCGAGTCAGTATCCCTGAGTTCGTTGAGGGCCGTGTTGGATGTTGTCGCTATCAACTGTATTCGTTTGTTCACCTGTTCCACATCGATGTTGTCCGTAATGGTAATTTCAAAAAAGATGTGCTTTGAATGGACGAATACCGTCATGTCTGGTACCATTGCCTTGTATTTGTACGTTGCGCCGTTCTTTGTGTACGTGCCTGTCAATGTTCTCATATCTTTGTGCTGTTTAAGGTTATCATTTCTGTTATCTGCATATCGTATATTGCTACCAGTGCGTTGCTGATGCTGTTCAACGAGTCTGGTATCACATTGGAGAAAATATCGCTTCTGCCTCCCTGTCTGTGCAGGACCGTGCCCTCGTGAATTATCTTATAGGCTACAGCCCATGCGTTGAGGTTGAGACCTTTTGCCTGTATCCAGTCGGCTATGATGTCATGGAAGAAACGTGGCACACGTTGCGGGGTGTTTTTCCATGGACTGTTACCTGTCTCGAGGTTTCCGAAGTATGGTCTGCCATAAAGCGTGGCGATGTACTCCGTGCCAAGTTCCTCGACAACAACCTGCATACTCTCCATGGTCTTGCCGCTTGCCACCTGACCAGCTCTGACGTGGTTCTCGATGATACGCTGCTTCAGGCTGTTAAGCTCCTGTTCAAGTGTCTCTCTTACGTTCATGGCTATTCAATACATTCTCCCGGTGTCTCTTTCAGTGGAAACTCCACCGCCAAGCAGGCGCAAAAAGCGTCGAAGCGTAACGGTATGGCCGTGTAGTCGTACTGCTCAATCTGCTCGAAGTGTCCGCTTGCGTTGAGCGTGTCTATAATGTTGTTCAGGTGTTTCTTCTGTGCCTCGTTGATGGCTGACACATTGTCCGCCTCTATTTCTGCATTGCCGTTGAATGGCACTATATCGGCAAACAGAAGCTGGATGCGTGAGCGTTCGTGTCTGATGCCTTGGGTGATGTCGAAGCCTCCGCCTAACGAGACGTAGTTTACCACAA